CGGCGGGCCCTGCGCGCTGGGAGCGCGCTGGAAGTGGGGGGTAATACTAGCCCCCACTTCCGGCAGCCGCTTAAGCGGCAGGTCCCTAACATAGTCAATCAGGTAATGTGCGGCGGGGCCGTAAAAAAGTCCCTCTATCGTATCAGTTTGCCGCTGCTGCGGGTGTGCTTGGCCGCTGCTGCGGGTGTGCTTGCTAAAACAAATTTTTATTCTAAGCATCTTGCTCTGGATCAGACCAGATTGCATTGTACTGTATCTTTACATCAATACTGAACTTAGAAGCAATGGTGTCATCAGCAGAAGGACCGGTAAGAACATGAAAATACCACTGAGCTGTAGGATCGGCATCACTGAAGGCTGCCGCGGAGTGATCCGCATTCATGTAAGACCGACGGTTCCACTTACGCAACGACCAAGAGGCAGATGCGTTATGATTCGCTTGATCTCCAATATCCAACACCCAGGTAAACAGAGCACTACGATTCGCATACTTCAATACAGTAGTCTTACTGAAAGCTGTGATAGCCGTTGAATCGGTGGAGACTATGATAATACATCCTACGTTAGAAGCGGTACCACCGCTGGTGGCACTGGTCTCTAAGGGTCGCACCCAAATCTTGGAAGACATCACCTGATAAATATTAAAGATACCAGCCATTGTAGCAAAGTCCTCCACGGAACCACCACCGACGGCAACGTAGGGATCGAATAAACTATTGGCTCTGAAGACAGTATCCTGCCACTGACCTGCAATAAATCCAACATTCGTAAGAGCGGTCGTAGTATAAAAAGAATGATTCATCTTCTTCGACCAGCCGAATATGCCCGACGCGGAATTCGTTGACTTGTAGATGTTCCGCCTCCGGTACCGCCTCGCCGTGCGAACACGCGAGGCACCTCTGCGACGATAGTTTTTACGACGATAGTAAGCCATTGAAAAACAATGTTTATTCAACTACAATATAATTCGGAGCTCTACTTATAGTTACATCTGTTCCGGGTTCTTTCTCATTCTCATCTTTTTCCCATTCAATCGGCGAACCTACTGAGTCGAGTCGTCCGAGTCGCTCGATTCGTCGTCGGAGAGTTGCGTACTGCATACCAACTGGTCCGTAGGCGTACCAAGAAGAGGGGTGGCTATTTGAAGTAATGATAATTCGCTTAGCGACAAAGGGTACACTTCCGCCTTTACTCTGAAGAGTGAGAGGGTTGCGGTCAAGCAATCGAAGTAACAAAGTCCATGGAAGCCACCCGTAAAACTCGTCGATAACGACATCGGACTCTTGCTGGTATCCACACCACCAGACTGCTCCTTTCCGTTGGTTGGGCGGGTCGACCCAGAAGGCGTTGGGGTACTGCTCAGTAGCATAGCGAGATTTGCCGGTACCGGTCGGGCCCCAAAGTACGCAAACTTCTGTTTTCCAATTTCGAGGTAGAGTGCAGAGTCTTCGGTACTCCTTGATGCCTCGGTGGAACTTGACCATGGCGGGGAAGTGGTCTTCGAAAAGCTCTCGGTCACTGGCTCCGGCCTGGATCGCTTCCTGGACGGCGTGGAGGTCATTGCGTTTGCCCTGACGAGGCTCGGTTCCGTACTGCCAAGGTCCGGCAATTCTGGTATCAGACTTGGAGACATAGTCGAGAGCCTGCTGGTGGCTTCCTCTGCGAGGCTCCCAATGAGCGTGGGCACTGAGCTGCTTGCAGTAAGCAAGCTTTCGCGACCGGTTGAATAGGCAGTAACCCTGGAGGTGAGGGGTTCCATTAGCTCCTCTCTCATGCTGCCATGCACAGAAGGTGACCCGCTCTGACCACTGCCGTGGTATGTCGGCGTCGGCTGGGTTGTTGATCGTGAAGACCCATCCACGTACCTCGCGGCATGTTCCCTGAGTGTCCTGCGAGGTGGATTCCATCTAGCATACGTGCGTTTGTTGTTGTACATTTCTGAAAACAAATAAAGAATGATTCGCGGAAAGGTGCAAGGTGCGCTATTTATTAATTACTGAGTTCCCAAAATAGCATTGGGTGTTAAGTAGATTTGACCTGGGAAAGTTGAAATCCCTAACCCTAACTGGCCTCCGGCGGCGCCTGGGCGGCGGGCCCTGCGCGCTGGGAGCGCGCTGGAAGTGGGGGGTAATACTAGCCCCCACTTCCGGCAGCCGCTTAAGCGGCAGGTCCCTAACATAGTCAATCAGGTAATGTGCGGCGGGGCCG